CATAGCGCCAAGGCGTATCCACCCCATTGACGCCAAAAAGGTACTGGTTGAAGTAGTGGCAGCTCCACAAGTTACGGCTGTATCCCGTGGCCAGACTGATGGCGGTTCCCCCTAGGACTTCGTAAAGAGAACCACCCGACGCCGCTATCATTTTGCGAGTCGCGCCGCTCAGGTACCGCGCCAGCGTGAGAATGGGTGAGCCGCCAAGCCCGGTTCCGCTTCCCCCTGCCGTGACGCCCATCAGCGCGCCCAACTCATCAGCCCAATAATAACCGCGCTCATCCACCATCAGGCCGTCAACCGGCGCAATGTTGCACCATGGCTCATATCCGGCGCGGAGCTTGCATGAACCTGCCCCCGGCAACCAGTTGACCAGCTCACGGGCTTCATTGGCCTGTAGGTCTGTGAAGTGCTCACGGGTGTTGAGGCCAAGCGTGGGGGCGGGAACTGGCACGGCAACCGCCTTGCCTGTTGCAGCCTCAGGGGGAATGAACATGCTGACCATTCAAAATCCCCCTGCTAGAAGCAAAAGAACAACAACCAATAGTGCAGCAAGCCAAAGCCAAGTTACGTTGTTTCCCATTATGGCGATCCATAACCCACTTCTGGAAGATTACCACGGCCTAGGATGTATCTCGGCGCGCCTGTAGTATCTATGATTGCTTGCCCACTTGCATCGAATATCTCAGCGTCCAATGCCTGTAAATAGTTGGCCTTATCCTCAGCAAAAGGTAAGGTTTCACTTGCCTTTAGGCTGTAGATAAGGCCCATAGTTAGCAGGCTTTCAGCGCGGTCTACTGGGAGAAATATAGGCATATCAGTATCGGAGGTCATTTTAATCTTTGGAAAACCGCCAATATCCATACACCAGCTACTGCTGTAATAGTCGTAGGCTATGGTGTGCACCTCAGTAGGAACAGGAGCCATCACCATATAGTTGCCCTCGCGCCTAAACCAAAAGCGCATGCCCGCGACCACAAGTCCAGACTTGAGCACTTGCCAAAAAGCGTCAGTCGCAGGACCATTTAGCGGCCAATGGGTAGTACGGTCCCAAGTGCTGTTATTACTCATACGCTGCCAAGTACTTGGCAAAGGATAGCGATCAATTCCCGCTTGGGTGGTAAAAGTATATGTGGACTTTAACGAAGGCCATTTGTATTGCCGCTGAATGTCACGCCCCAAGCGATTGACCATCGTCAAGGCTTTTGCCGTTGTGGTGTCAGTGTTGCCGATAACGTTACTTGGCGCGGCCATACCGCCCATTTCTGTAATGGCATCTTGAACGATGGTCAAAAGGGACATTTATTTTCCTATCGCTTGACGCGCCTTTTCACGATATTTATTCCACTGTCCAGCGCCAAGAGTTTCCAGAACGCTATCGTTTGCGCCCGCCAACTGCTCGACAGTCAAAATTCCTCGCAGCATTAGCTTCTTGCGGTCGCCCGTACTTGGGATCAGCGCCCAAGTGCTAAGGGATATGCCGCTTTCCGGGGCGGCAAACTCGCTTACGTCGCGCTGAAAAGCGGCGTCCGGGTGATCACTGTCGAGAGCTTCCATTTGGCGCTGCAACTCGGCGCGACGCTCCTCAATCCCCATAGGCGCAATGCTGGTTTTTGAGCGGACTGCATCTATGTAAGCTTCGTAGCTTTCCGGACCATCGTATTTGCCAATAAGTTCGGCAGGGATATCGATATTGGTGTTATCCTTACGCTCAGGAACGTTTGTCGATCCATAACGCGCCTCATATTCCTTGAAAGCTCCGGGAAAACGAGCGCGAAGCGAATGAATATTTGTTGGCTTTACCACTAGCAATGCAACATCATTGATGGTGCTATTCATTATCTTAGTGGCCATGGCAAGACGCCAAGTTAAGCATTCCCTCCCGAACTTGGAGCTTGCTGGACGGTCTACGTCACAAACGTGAACCAACTGTCCCTTGACATGACAAGACATATTGCCCCGCCCGTCATTAATGAAGCCCTCTTGATCATCGTACAGCTTGCTCAGCGTGATTGTCTGACCTACTTCTAGAGGCGTCTGAAATTCCATGCGGTTAGTCCTTTTTAGCAGTTGGGCGAAATCCCCGCCGCTCAGGCCCAACTCCGGGCGGCGGGGATCACACTAAGTGAGCGAGAAAGCGCGCCCACTGGGTAGGTTTAGAGGATTGCCCCAATCAGCGGCCAATTCAAGGAACAGCTGGCCAGACCGGCAGACGCTGCGCGCGCGGCCGTGAGCACCAGGCCCTCAATCGAGTAAGCGCCTGCCGTCCCATCGTCATCAAGTTGACCGGCCGTCGCGGTGGTGTTGATGCGCACGTTGGCGGCGCAAGAGGGGCTAACCTGAAGTTGTGCAGGCCCAGCGCGCTGCACCCAGCAAAAATGTTGCCCCACAACCGCACCCATGGTGAGGGCGAGCCACATGCCGCGAAGCGCGTTAGCGGTGGTGACGTGATAGGCGACCATAATGTTAGGATCAATGTAAACACTGTATCCCGGTCCAGAGAGCGTCCCGCCCGCCTTCACATAGTTATATTCGCAACCATCGTCGCCCATTAGCACCTGTCCAAGGTGATACTGCTGAATAGTGTCGTCAGTGATTAAACTTGTGCCGAGAAGGCCGGTAATTGCACCCATATCCGAAATCTCCGAGTTTCACATGAAACAACGCATGCGCAAGGGTTTCCCCTTGCGACTTATAGCATTCGCTTACGCGCAGATAACCGCCTGCAGTGAGCGGTTAGCGCAAGTCAGGTTGCCACCCCAATACAGGGGGATTACGATAGCATCTTGGTTGACGGAGGTCTTTTCCGGATCAGTAATAAAGTTACGATCTTTATGTGGCCGGAAGAAGAAATAATCCGTATTCAGCATGTACATGCGTGTGCCAGTTGTCTCACCAGGATCATAGAAACAATCAGCATTCATGTACTTGATGCCACCAGGGAAACCCGCCTTAGCTGTATCGCTCGACGTGAAACGTTGCTGAGCCTGCAGGGACTCCCAGTAGTACGTGAAGTAGGTCTTACCGCTTACGATAAGATCGACTTCGTCGCGCCCGCGCAATGTCTGCAGGTACATGAGATTCATGGCATGCTGGATGGTAGTGCTCGACGCAGTAACCGCATTGGTGCTGAAGTCGTAAAACTGCGACTGCCACCAAGTCTGCGCGCTGGCGTCAATGCCGCCAACAGTTCCGGAAGTTGGAAGGTCTGGCACCAGGAACTGCAAGCCGCCAATCGACAGGCCTCCATTCTCCGTGTTGCTGTAGTACAGCGACTTGGAGATGTTGTTCTTCATGGTCTTCTCAGCCACGGTAATACGTGACTTGACCAAGTTGAACTTGGCGGCGCGACCTGCGTTCTGCATCTGCTCACGCCCCGAGATAGAGACGTTGCAGTTGGCCTGCTTCCAGTCGTAAGCCGCTGAGGTGATGACGTCACTCGCAGCGATATTCAGCGCCTGATAACCGGCATACCACTGAAAAGTAGAGTTCTCAGCGTACATCAGATTTTCAAGAATGGTGTATCCGCCATCTGCCTCATCAACATTCCCCTTCTGTTGAAGACGGGCGAGCAGCGGATTGTGCTTAAGCACGTTATCTGCTAAAGTCTTACGGTAGTTTGCTAGCGTAGTGCTAGTAATTTCAGTCCAAACACTTGACGGCCCGGCCATCGTTATTCCCCATGAGTTGTCATTGCAACCCCAAGGGCCTCATCCAAACTCATCATCCCCGAATTTGTTTTACGCGCCGCCCCGCCTGCCCTAGGCTTCACTGAGAGCGCGCTTTTGGCGCGTTCGGCTTCCCATGCCTCTTTTTTGACGCTCTCTTGAGCGGCAAGCTGTTCGGCGCGGGTTGTCGGGTGCATCCACACTGCAGCGTCATAGGCGGCGCGAAGCCGCTCAGCCGGGTGTTCAATGGACGCAATCTCAGGATCACCGGTCAATATAGCGGCAATCTGCGGCTGCAGTAAATCAAAGTGTGGGCGAACTGGCGAGCCAGTGCTATCAACCTCGTGGGCAAAATTCACCACAAGATTTTCAGCCGCTTGCTGATTTCGCTGCACATTCGTAGATGCTGCGGTTTGTAGAACTCCCTTGAGTGCTGCTAGTTCACTTCGCATTTGCTCAAGCTCAGGCGAGCTTTGCGTCTGAGGAGCGTCAGGCGCATAAGGATCACTCCCTTGCTGAGCAAAACCAAGATGTTGCGGAGTTATGCCGCGCGACTTCATAACCATTTTCACGTATGCGATAGGATCGCGTGTAAACTGGTCTTGAAGCTTTAACAGCTCTTTAACAGTGTTTGCTTCATTCAAACCGTATCGTTGCATTTCCGCACGATGGTGAGGCTGAAAGCTTGACTGTATTTCCTCAACAAACTTTCTAGACTCCGCTGCGGCCATGGCCTTTTGAGTAAATCCCTTCTGCAAATTCTTGACAAGCGAGCTAATCGCTTGTTGAACTTCAGGGGGTGACTTATCAAACGCCTCTTTTTCAGCTTTCGTCCAATGCTTGGGCGCGAAGGGATTATCCTCTTGGGGTTCCGTCTTCTGCGTCGTTTCTGTAGTTTCGGTGGTTTCTTTAGTTGACGGCTTTTCCTTGTCGGGCGCTTCTGTCTGGACGGCTTGCCCACTGTCAGGGGCGCCGTCAGACTTGGGTTGCGACTCGGCGGAGTCGTGTTCATCCATAGCCGCAGCCAGAATATCGCTTAGCGAGCTAGGCGAGCCTTCCTCGCTCTCGTCTACTCTGGTTTCATCCATTGGAAATCAACTCCGGTCGTTGGGCTATCGTTTTGGCATGCTTCAACATGTCGCGTGTACTCCCCTAGCGACACATCACCGCATTGTTCCACATTATGCTGTTTGTTGTGCTCCCGCAACTGGGAACGGCTAGTAATCTGTGAGCCGTCGACGGGCGACCTAAACCCGTCGCCCCCGTAGGCCTGGTCAAGGTCGCCCATCACATAAGGCCCTTTCGTGCGCAAGGGCTTGGCGTCCGGATCAGGCTCATAACAAGTCCCGTCCGGACGCCAGCGCATCAAGTATCTACTCATACTTGCTCAGGGATGGCGGCTTGTTGTTGCTCATACTGTTGGGCCTTTGCTTGATGGTCTTGAACTTGTGAGGCTAGCTTAATCTGCGAACTTGCCGCAGAAGCTTGAACCTCTTGCTGCTTAATCTGCAGTTCCATCTGTTTTAGCTGCAGTTCAATCTGTTTGATTTGAATATCAATAGCGCCAGCCGCTTGCTTTGCCTGCAAGTCCGCCTGAGCCTTCTGCTGATTGGTGATAATGTCCGCCTGTGCCTTCTTCGTCTGCACTTGCACCAACTGTGCCTGAGCGGCGGCAACCGGATCAGTGGGCGCGCTGGCAGGGTCCTGAGGTGGGGAGGAGGCAAGCTTGTCGAAAACGTCATTGATGGCGTCATCAAACGCCTGACCGACTTTGAAGGCGTTGGCGGTGAAGGTGACAAGCTCTTTCGCCAAGGGCAAAAGCTCGGGCTTCTGAGCCACTGCAGGACCGATGCTCTGCAGGGTGGTGAACATGGCCGTCATGAACTCCAAGGCGCTTTCCTTGGTTTCTTCGTCATCGTCCATAGCCGTGTCGTCCGTCTCAACATCCACCATAAACAAACGCCGGGCGTTCGAACGGATCACCTCGGAGATATCCTCCCAAGGCGTGGCGGCAATGGTCGCCTGCAGATCCTCAAGACTCTGGGGATCGACAGGCAAGGGCTTGGGCGGCGGGGGAGCTTGCCCGCCTGCCTGAGCAATTTGCGCCAGTTGGGTCTGTTGGGCCATATGTTGCTGTTCGATGGCCTGAAGTTGGGTGAGCAGGCGTTGGGCCTCTTGCTGCTCCTGCTTAGTGGGGAGGTCGATTCCCGTCATTTCGGCCAACTGTTTGCGGTTGTAGTGTTCCGCGACAATTTCAGCCTTGATGCGATAAGCGTTGCGAACAAAGCGCTGGACGATGCGCGAGCGTCGATTTCCCCGCATGCTCCCAAACCGCGCCTTGAAGCGCTCAGCGGTCGCAGTGGTGTCAGGCGTGCTGTCTCCCCGCATCAAGTCGCTGATGCCCGCAAGCTCCCAGATACGCTGGACGGTGGTTTCAATCTTGGCCTCAACCGCCTGCAGCGCTGGCACGATGGCTGTGATATCGCGCGTCATGAACGCGCCCGCCAGTCCGCCCGACTGTTGCAAGGCGGCAAAGTTTTTGAAGGGGATGAACTCGCCATCCTCAAGGTTGCCCACATCCTTCATGCTGTCATCGCCCGTGGCGCCATAGAGGCCGCAATATTTGAGGCTTTCCATAAGTCGCCATGAACGGGTGGTGAGCCGGTCAAGCTCCTCAGCCTGATCACGATACTGAAAGTAGAGCGGTACGGGGCGAAGGTTGCTACTCGTCTTACACATGTAAAGTGGTGGAGGGCATGGGAAGAAACCTTCCACATGATAAGGATCATCATCCGACTGCAGGATTGTGGGGAAATCCTCAGCCACATAAATGCGGCTCATTGTTTCCTTATCCCAAATCTCCCACACAAGGGAGCGTTCTAATGACTCTTTGCTTGGTCCAGCGTTACTTTCTTTTACGTTTTCTTCCGAGTTATCCAGCTCATAATTCAGCGGAATTTCTTCAGAATATGTTGGAAACTTATCTTCCAAGTCATCGCGCGAAAATAGATGCCCGCGAGCAACCCAAGGAACCTCACGCCAGCGTTTCGCGGGTCCATGTCTAAAGAACTCCCAAGTGACTTGACAAATTGAGGCCTGCAACCATTGATCCTTTCCCGTAGGACCTTCAACTTCTTCAAGATCAATCCAGACTTGACCTCGTCCCGGCAACACTGCGTCTTCAATGGCGTCTTCAAACTCGCAACTGGCGTCTTCGCTATGACCTTCTGTGATCATAGTCTTTTCCAATATCTCCGCGCTTAGCCGTGCAATCTTGGTTTTGCGGCCTGGTCTGGGGAAGTTGCGCCGAACGTCAGGCGTCCCTAGGTCTATGCA